CTTAGCCATGGCTATTTCTTTTTGGCTTTCTTGGCAGGACTCAGCTCTGAGCGCCTTTTTAAGACAGTGTTGCCAGTGACGTCTGACTTGATCCGCACAATCGGATCGTTAGGCGTGCCGACTCTGGTAACAGTGCCACCACGGGGAGTCTTGATAGAAACGCGATTGGTCTTGGCAACGCTTTGAACCACTCCTGTGGTCCTAGCCCCGCCGTAAGACCAAGCGACCCGAGAACCTTTTTTCATTTTTTCTTGCCTCCCTTCTTTTTCTTTTTAGGGGGACGACCCATTTTTGAGCCGTAGGTGCCAGGTCCTCTAGGCATCAGTCAGCCTCCGAAGGTGCTTCCTTTTTCGCGGACTTTTTCTTGGCCGTCGCTTTGGGCTTGGCTTCACCGCCCTGCGACTTGAACTGGTACTTAGCAGGAAGAGTCATAAGAACCCTGCGGGGACTTAATCAATCTAAGCTTTCTTGGCCTTGTCTACAAACTTGACATCAGTGTCAGCCAGCAAGGCCTCAAGGAACCCATCATCGCCAGGCTTCATGCCCTTGGGGTAAGACTTGGGATCAGCCTCGCCAATCGCTGGCGGCGTTGAAAATCGCTCGTCGTGTGGTGTGGTCATAGCTGTTCGAGGTCGACAATCCAGCTAAAGCGTCCCTCTTTGGTAGCTCTAGCACTGATTTCTTCTTTGGTCACGCCCTTCAACTTGTACTTTACGTTCTGAGGCATCAGCACCTCTGACTCTTTCTCGAACTCAGACAGCTGGCTGATGTCAACGCCTTTTTTGTTCTTGGTGCGCAGCATGACGCGCTGCCCTCGACCTTGCGCAAACTCAAGAGTCCCGTCAGATGTCCAGCTCTCCATGGCCAACGTTATCTTGCCGCCCTTGTAACCGGCCAGCATGTCCTCCAAGCCCTTCTGATCAGTGATCATCGTGCGGTAAACCTCGCCCTTGTGTTTTGGTGCCCGCTTCAGGAACGACTCAATCTCTGCCGCTTCATCGGCCAGCAGTCCATTCTTCTTATGGATCTTGATCTGAGCCTCCTCAAACGCTGAGAGCTTCTTGCCTGCTTTTTTGGCTTGCCTGAATTCCTCAGCACGCATCTCTCTGTAAGTCTCGCCTGTGTATCTCTTCAATGCCTCCCTCGGCGGTCTTGCCTTAGCGAGAGCTGGAGTCAGATCAACCTTGTCGGCTTCTTCTTGAATTGACTTCTTAAGCGCTTTCTCTGCTGCCTTTTGCTTGGCTACATAGGCAGGATCTTTCAGCCTCAGCTCTTCCAACTCAGCCTTTGCCTTTGTAGCCTTGTCAGCGGCCACCTTGAAATCCTTGGGCGAGTCAAAAGCCTTCAAAACTTCTTGGTTGAGCTTCTTAAATTCCTTCTCCTTTGCGGCAATTTGATCCGCAAGGCCTGTGGCCGCGACCTTCTTCTCAGCCTTGGCGATCGACTTCTGAACTTCAGCCTTCTGCTTTGTGATCGTTGCTTTGGGCTTGGGCTTTGCCTTGATCTTAGAAACTGGCCCATAGGCACGCTTCAGATCATCAATCGTCTTTTCGCTTCCGTCCTCACGTACAAATCTGCGGATAGCTCCGTCTGGGCCGTACTTCTTTGACAAGGCGTTGAAATAACCGACTTGACCCTTGTCACCCAATACTTTTTCCTGCACGGCTTTCGGCTGCCGCTTTAGCCAGGCTCCGTAAGTTTCACCGTCAGGGATGTTCTTGTCACTGTTAGGCCGCCCAATCTTGCTAGGCGGTGGAGGGTCAAACCCAAGGCCCTCGTAATCAATGATCGGAACAGTGGTTGAACGACAGTTGAAGTGCTGTGGTGGTATCGGCCCTTTGCCGTAAAAATGCTCCGTTCCATCTAACGCTCTGCAGATTGGCGAGGTACGGCTATCGAGCGTTGCGGTGTATCGATACTTTTTCGTGATGTCTTGGTTGGCCTCGTAGGCCTTCATGCTCGCTGCGTTAGCGACTTGATTGATGCTCGTCCTAACGACCGTTCGGATCTGGTTGTTTGCTTTTGTTGTTGCTGCACCACCTGCGCGTAAAAGCTGCGAGATCGAGCCCGAGTCACCCTCCTGCAACCTGCCAATAAGTCGCCGTGTAATCGATTCTGTTGATTCGCCCGTGAGGAACCCATTCCGCACGGCCTGCCCAAACGCCGCAGCTTCACGCTCAGCCATGTTCTCGAACGAGCTTTTAAGCACCTGCCCGTTTGGCAGCGTCATGGTCACACCATCAGCAACCGTTACCCGCACGGCTTGGCTCGCGCCGCTTACTGCCGCTTGCAGGTCATCGCTCAACGAGATGATTCCGCCTTGCGTTGGGTCAAAGCTCGCAACGGCCTCTGCAAATCTAGGGCTGATCTCAACCGACTTAACTAAATCTCGGGCTGACTCTGGCAAAGCTTTTCTGAGCTGTTCTTCTACAAAGCCAGCCTGCACCCCAGCAAGATCCTCAAGCTCTCCAATCGACAATGTCGTGCTGTCACCCGCCCATTGCGTCAGTCCCGTTTTTAGCTGCCCGAGAATGGCCGTAAGCCTTTGAGCTTTAACAGGAGCCGTAGCAGTATCAAGGCCAGCAAGACGTTGACAAGTATCCACAAGCAGATCGTTATATGACCGAATGATCCGCTTGGAAACGCCGTTGCTATATCGATTGAGGTCAATCGCATTGCGGTAAAGCTCGGCTGGCGTGCTCATGATTCATAAATGCCGAGATACTGCGGATCGTCAATGCAAGCAATCGAGACATCGCAGCCAGCACGCAACGCGTTGCCGACAAGACCAGAAAACTCAGCGATCACATCCTCTTGATACAGACCGATCGCCGTTTCTGACACACCACAGATTTTGCCCTGCAAATACCAAGTGACCCTGACCACTGCATAGGTCTGTTCCGTCAGCTCTTGCTTTGAGAAAAACAAGAGCCGGTTCATCGGATCTTCTGGCTTGCGTTTGCGCAGATTATCCAGCCAACTCATCTTCAGCCTCCGGCGCTGCTTCTGGCATTGTGGCTTCTGTTTCAGGCACAGGCTCGGGCTCGGGCCGCTGCATTTCGATCAAGCCGCCGGTCTGCGTTGCCTCGATCTCCTCTTCGATGTCGAAGTCTTCAGAAAGAACATCGCCATTGGCAAGTTCGTTGAGCAAGGTCTCCTGAGTGATCGTGCCAGCGGTGTAGAGCTGCAACAGTGACTGAATCTCTTGAGGCTCAAGGCGTTGACCAAGGAAGTCGCGGTTGACCTGACTGCTACCTGCCACTGACTCTTGCATGTATTCAGCATGGAAGCGCAGGCAGTTGTCGATCATGTCTTGCATCTGCTGAGCCACAACCATCATGGTGCTGTCGCCTTGGCTGCGATCAATCCGCTTGGCCTCTGCAGTTTCACCAACAAGCTTGGCTCCGAGGACAGCAGCCAGACCTAGGCCATTGATCTTGTTCTCGATTTGCTCCAGCTGCTTGAACTGCGCGTCGAAGCTGTTTCCGGAGGGTTCTATGTATTCGCTCCTGGCAGATTCAGGAAGGGCCAAGGCTTCCGACGCGCCAGCACTGATCTCTTCCGCTGACTGCGGGAACCCGTAAATCGCAAGCAGCGGGATTGCACTGACTGAGAGGATATTCGAGAGATCTGAAGAGACCTGATAGTGCTGCAGGTTCAGCTCTGCAATGTCATCGAGCGGCGGCATTGACTCCAAGACACCAGTGCGGTTGGCGTAAGCAACAGCAAAGGGAATCTCGCTCAGGCTGGTGCGCCCTTCATCAACAATGTTGTAGTCGCCCTTTTCGTCTTTTTCGTGGATTTCATAAGCGCCAGGGGTGAGCACCCTGACCCTTTCCACATTTTTCTCCCCATACTTACCATCTGGCACCGTGATGGTTTCAGCAAGGCGCAGCATCGTGAGCTTCTGCTCGCCCTCAGCTATCTCAGTCCTAAAGCCCAAGATTTCTCTTGGAGAATACGAAACCCAGTAGGGCCTGCCGTTTTGACCTGCAGCAGGTGCATCTACTAAAACGCCAACGTGGCCGTACCTCAAAGCAACCCGGGCAGTGTTGAAAAGCCATTGCTGTAAGTCGTTGCCTTGCAAATCAACGTCAAAAAGCTGCTCAGTGACAACATCGCTGACATCTGTGAGGCGTACGGGCTTGCGAGTCAACATGCCCGCCAACATCAATTCAAGGCGTTTTGTGAAGGGGCTAAGAACGCTCTTTTGGAGGCGATTATCGTAACTTTCGTCGCTTTCTCGGGGGAACTGCGGCAAAAATTTTCTATGACCTTGGCGGATTCCCCGCGTTCCCTTCATCATCTGCTCGATGAGCAGCCATCCAGGTTCCATTCGCACCCAAGAATTGTTCGGTGCATCAACGGTCCTTTCGGTGCTAACGCGGACACGCCCAGAAAAACCCGAACCTGAATACACAGCTAAATCCCGCCCATCTCAATCAGTTTAGTAAAGCCTGATTCCCGTACCACGACCACTGCGCGCATGAAGCGGGTTATACAGAGCCCA